CTCATCCGAGCCGTCCCCATTAAAAACCACCTTACACTCGGTCCTCCTACGGATTTCTCGCGCAACCAGCCAGTTCCCCACCGACGCCCGCACGGTAGTAATATCATACGACTCTATATCACGAATCACATCCGGTATTGCGGCAAACATCTCATCTGCCGTCACGACAATCTCATGATGCTCGGAATTAATCCAGCCCGCCACCAGGCGGGCATATTTCAAATCACTGCTCCCACGCATACCGATGCTAAACGTCTTGAGACGCGCGGCCCCAGAATCCATCAGCATCTTCTGTACACAGGCCGCCACAAGAGAAGAATCGAGCCCCCCACTCAACAGCGCAGCAACCGGCCTCTCCGTCATTAACCGTTTCCGCACAGCCGCCAAAAACGAGTCGCGCACGGCCGACAAGACCCCCGCCTCGCCTGAAAAAACCCCCTTCAGCCACGGCACCATGTGATATACACTCTTTGACACAATCCCCGTAGAATTCACACGCCACACCTCGCCCGGTGGAAATTCGCAGATTTTCGCATAACTTTCCACGAATCCTTCCAGCGCCTTCCGCTCACTGGCAAACATCGTCCCCCGAAATTTATCTTCGGACCAATACAACGGACGAACACCGTACGGGTCTCTTGCGACGATATATTCATTGGCCGTCGCATCGTATAACACTAACGAAAATACACCGTCTAGAGCCCGACAAAATGTTACTGCGTTTGCACACCTAGACGAAGCATTCCAAAGCTCTCCAAGCACCTCACAATCTGACCCACTCTTTGACACGTATTCCAAAGCGTCTTCAATCTGCCGAGAATTGTAAATCTCGCCATTACACATCCAAGTTGAAGAGCCCTGTGTAAAAGGTTGCATCCCGTCTGGATTCAGCCCATTGATGGCTAGGCGAGTGAATGCAAATGTTGCACTGTCATCGCCTTCGATTTCCTTAATACGAGTCCCCTCTGGCCCACGTGCCACGATATGCTCAACGGCCTTGGCTATCTTCTTGCTGTCCACGTGAACACCTTTCGCATGAATCCATGCCCATATGCCGCACATAACTCTACAGTAATTATTTTAAAACCTTAGACCAGAATGGACGCAAGTGATCTTATTCGGAAGAAGTTACAAACAACTGTGGCGACAGCAGCCGTGAGTGCGTCTACGCAAACAACACCTGTCACAACACAAAATAATATCACGACTCTGAAAACAATCTCCTTTGCCTCACAGGACGACAAGATGAATTTTGATGCCGGTATGAAATATGTATATTATGATGCTGCAGGAGTTCCCAATGTATCTACAATGAATTTCTGCGCCCAGCGCCTCCCTAAACAGGAATAACATCTTTTATAAAGAATGCCTCAGCTGCATGCTCAGGCACAAAAAACAAAGGCAGAGCGAGTCAAAGAATCTGTGACTTTGCTGAAAAGGCTTATGGAAGTCGGTATACATTCTGAAGACCTTGGCTATAAGGCGACGAAAGAAGTGCTCGATACCTGGATTTCTGATGGCGTCCCCAAAACAGAAACCATTGATTTTGCGAGATACGGTCGCATAGGATATCTTACTCTTCCAGAGCACTCAGGAAAGCCTCCTACTTTTTTGTTGAAAGCAACGGAGCAGCTGAAAGAACAACTTGCCGAAGAATAGATGGGCGACGATGGCAATACGGACCATGCGTCCGACAATTTAAATAAAACCCTAACTTTGAAAGATTTGGTTTTATTTGGTGTGATATCTATCTTTGGCTCAGGCGGATTCAATTTGATTGGTCGTGCTATTACTCAAGGAGGCCCACAATGGCCTCTTGCGTTAGGAGGAGCCGCTGCACTTTTCTTGGGCAGCTCCAAAACATACGAAGAGGCTTTCCGAGAATTCAAGAAAAACACGTCCGAATCAGATTTCTTGGAAAAAATCTTCGGGCCGAATGCGTCCTATGCGACAATGGCGTCTATTCTATTGTTCAACTTCTTTTCCATTGCGACAATTCTTGTCTTATGCGTACGCATGATTGTTCCAGATGCACCATGGTTAACCCAAAGCGTATTAGCCATAAGTCTGATAACCTTCATGGGTATTTTCTCGCTGCAAGGAATCGCACATAATAAAGTATTCGTAAATTTCTGCTCTTCTGCCCTAGTGATCATTCTTTCGGCAATTACCTTGCTAGGCTTTGCAGGAGCTGCAGTTGCAACACAAAACATAAAACCACTCCCCACCTTACCAAACACATCTTTGACACAGAGCTTCCTATATTTCTTCTATATCTTGGCGGGTTTCGACGTCCTCATGAAATTCTCGGAAGAAACAAAGGACGCCGAAGATATTCCCCGTTCGTTTTACGTGAGCAATAGTATCGCCATCTTGTTTGTTCTAGGTCTTACATTTGCCGTCATTACATTTACGGATTTACAGAAGGTAAAACCTTTAGAGCATGTCATAGGTCAAATGTTAAATAATGTGATAGGATATAATGTGAAGAATTATTTCAACGTGCTTGCCGTGTTTTTCATGATTGTCACAATGTTCGTTACATTCTTGGCGACCACACGATATATGTATAGTTTGGGCGACAAATACAAATCAGAATATTTCACGGCTCTCAATAAGCACAAAGCCCCTGTTGTTCCAGTGGCGCTTACAACCCTATTGATTTCAGCGATTGTATTGATAAATCACGTAGATATTCTCGTAGGATTCGCTGATGTTGCACTAGGAAGTTTCTTGTTCCTCGTTGCGGCGGCGGCGACTGTGTATAAATATCAGAAAGGTGAAATACCTGTGTTAGAGGGATTAACTGCATCTTCTTTCTTGGGTGTATTTGGAGCTTCTGTTTGGAAGCTATTATAGGGGGCAAAGGCCTTAACGGCGACCACCCATAAATAATAGATGCCTATCCTCGCGACTTTATCCGCCATGGCAACATCCGCAATCGGCAAAGCGCTCGGCTCTGCTCTTATTTCCTATTCCACACATTATGGGATGACAAAGCTATATAATGCCGCATGTGTCCCTGATGGCGTGTGGGGCTTTTTACAGGGTATGGTGACCTCTGGAAGCCCTGTGTGTCAGCTGGGTGTTCAGGTAATCAGCTCTACACAGGTATCCTATTCATCCATAATCATGATGGGAATTTCCCGTATTATACTTGACTTTGTTGCTCCTGGCATGGGCAAAGAAGCAGCCTTTGCTGCTAATGCTGCAGCAGCAGCAGCAGCAGCAGCAGCAGCAAACGCGGCCTCTTCTCACATTTAAATTATGAGGCGAATCATCAGATGAGTGCTTCAGCAGAAGGCTCGTTATACGAGCTCGTCTCCCGAGGCAAGAAAGACGTTTATTTTTTCCAAGACCAGCACGATAGCCGGTTTGCCTTTGATAATACGTATTTAGCACAGACTCCGCGCCTGGAAGAAATGCGCCGCATTCTCCCTAAAACAGCCGTGGAATTCGGACGCACCGTGGAGTTTGAGTTTGATTTGGTCGGCGACTTGATGAAATCACCGACCCTTGTCATCCAACTCCCCACGTGGCTTCCTGATGCACAGGCGAAATTTGTCAGGAATTCGGTGATAAACGATGTAGAAGGCATTTCCTACGGATATATCCAAGGAATCGCCTATTTCTTATTTGAAAAAATCGGATTCTATCAAGATAATATACTGCTACAAGAATTCAGCGGGGATACCTTATGGGCCTTGTCAAAAAACGTCGGCACATACGGCCAAGGATTCATAACTACAGAACAGACGGGGAGCCACGGTGGCACGTCCCTAGAAATTGGCAGGAATGCCGCCCCACCCACCATGCGTCTAGAGCTGCCCCTCATCGGTTGCCAGCAAGGGCCATCTGATATTGGATTTCCCCAGAGGGCGATGACGAGGCATATATTCAGGCTGCGTTGTAAGCTGCGGAAACTAGAAGACCTCGTGGAATCGTCCAATCCTGCAGCAACCGCCAAGGCCATTCCGTGGGGCAGAACACTATACCAACAAACATCGCCCACCACTCCTGCAGTGCCGTTTCAAACTATCGCGCGCGAAAATATTCTACAACCCAAGATTTCTCTAGAAACCATGCAAATCTACGTTGACAGAGAAGTCCAGCATGCCATGGAAAACCGTCCTATCACCACTCGTTTCTCAAGAATATACGAAAACAAATTCACACAGAGCAGTCTAGATTATTCCAATGTGGTTGCTGGAGGAACGGCCACTATTTCTCGGCGCCTGGACGGACGGCATCCTGTTAACAGAGTCACATGGTATTTCCGAAACACTGTTGATACGATGGCGAATCGTCTATATAAAATAAAGACGGACGACGGAAAACCTTATTACAACAGCCTATCGTTTCTGATGGCCGGCCAAACCCGCGAATTCCCTCGCAGCCCCCTCATATGGAGAGACCTCACAAATTACGCCAAAGAAGATACCGATTCTGGCCTCGAAATCAACACGATGAACTGGTCCTTCGGCGCAATCGCCCCATCCAGATTTCCAGAGATAGCTTCACAGGTGGGCGGGGCGGTGAATTTCTCCAGTGCAGATAAACCCACGTTCTTCATTGACCTGGCCTCGCCCGGCACCGAATCCGCGCCCTCCACCGAGCTGTTCGTCATTACAGAAGGCTGGGCCGAGTTGCGCACGGATGGAAGCGGCCGCGCAGAACTTCTTTCCATGAATTAATAATCCTCGGTGTTAGAGATGAGCGTAGAAGACTTACCACTTGCTCCCGCACAGTCCGAGGGATTCACTCGGCCGAGCGGTGATATCGTGACCCTGCTTGACCTTACTCCGAGGGACTACCAGGACAACGAATTCACGCCCCTATCATCGGAGAAAACATGGTGGCTTCCAGAGCAGTCCCGTCGTCTAAGGCCATTTTCCACCTGTGTGCAACAATATCCCTTTCGCGGTCCTACAGGTTTCGGCCAAAAATTCACCTTTGACTTGAAATCCACAAGTGGTGGGGATATACTCTTTAACACAGTCCTCCAAATAGACCTAAGCCATTGGTTCAATGATACCGACCTCCTACGTATGGAATCTGGTCGCTATGCAGCCACTGCTTCTTTCGTAGGGTCTATTAGCACAAGGAGCTTGAACGTCGTGTCTATCATATCTGGAACAGTATCCATCGGATCACCTGTTGTAGGAGTCGGCGTTCTGCCTGGAACTGTAATAACGGGATTTGTATCAGGAATACCTGGTGGAGTCGGATTTTACAGGGTGAATAACAGCCATGCTGTAAGTATTACAGGAAATATGTCTGC